GTATTTCCAGGAGTCAACGTAGCCGTAATAGAGGGGATAATCGACGGAATCGTGAGTGCCGGTGATTTTGATGGGAACCATGGGAACGATGTAGCCGTAGTAGGGGCTTGAATTGTTGTCCGGATTCCATGTGCCATTTTCATCCGTAAACACGAAATTGGTGGTGCCAGCCAAGAACACGTCATTGACACGATCAAAGGGCTGGTCAATAGTGCAGTTCAACACTTGGCTAGTGAGATTCACCCAGCCCGTGTTCATGTACACGCTGACGGTGAGAGTGGTCATCCGCTAGCTGCGTTCTGGTAAAAACTTGCTCCGTTGCGTAGAGTCTTATTCATGGCATTGAACACCACGTCACTCACGGCGTTTTCCGTCATGACTGTGCCTTGCACGTTAACGATGAGATCCCTAAATGCTGACTGCTGAGCAGTCATAGTTCCTTGTGCGCTGGGGTCTGTGTTAAAACTAAACGATGGGGCGATGGCGCTGGCTCCGTTGTACTTCTTTTCCGGAGCAGGCGTGAAGGCTTCCATCTGTAATTGCTTAGCAAGTTGTCCGGTACTCATGGCATCGATGGAGCCTTTAAGCAAATCCGTGATGCCTCCAGCAACGGTACCTGTACTGACTTGCTTCTCGCCACCACCCAGGCTTGCCGTCTTATCCCACGCCATCGAGGCATAGTCACCTTTGAGACTGATGAGTTTGCGGAGCGCCGCCTCCTGGGCGACCATGCGTTGTTCCTCGGTCTTGTACCCGTCATCTTCGAGGGCAAGTAAGCCTTCGACGGCTGCCTTTTCTTTGGCAGTCAAGTCAAGTTTTAGGGCATTGGCAAGGGCAATTTGATTCAAATCAAATTGGGCAGATAGTTTCTTTTCCGCGTCGATCTTGCGTTGCTCTAGGAGTTTTTTGGCTGCATCAGATTTGGATTGTGCAAGTGTTTTCTTTTGTGTTGCCAGCAGATCCTTTTGTGTTTGATACGCCTGACGATCAAAGTTGCGGAACGGATCCAGTCCAGTCTTGGCTGCTGGCGTTACTGCTGCCGCTTTTTTTGCATTGTTTTGTTGCTGCAAAGCGATCGCGGCACTTCCTCGACCCATGGGGGTTCCCACACCGACGGGTGCGCCTTTCGGTGTACCGGATGGACTCATGGCAATGGCTGCGGTGACTCCGGCAATGGCAGCAGCTGCGGCGATGAAAGGTGCCAGGGCTGCCAGTAGTGGCAGGGCTGCAATGTTGGCAAATGCGGCAGCGGTTCCGATGGCTTTGATTGCGGTTGCGACGGTAAAGAGTCCGGCAGCGATGGGCACCAGAGTGTTTTTGTTGTCTGTGAGTATTTTGAAGAATGATTCCATTTTGGGGATGCCTGTGTTGATGAGGAAGTCGCCTAGTTTGATGAGGACGGGGAGTAGTTTGTACCCGACTTGTTCCTGGACGTCTTGAAATTTGGCTTCGAGGATTGCCAACTTGCCGGAGTAAGTGGTGGCGTAAGCGGCTGCCTGTCCGCCGATCTTGGCGTTGAGCATCCCCATCGCCTTCTCCAACGCCTCAGCCGGTGGCACCGACTTGTCCATCGTAATGCCGAGTTCCTTAAAGGCTTTGGCGTTACCACCGGAGGCTTTTGCCAGGATCTTTGATGCTTCCGCGAGGTCAATGTTTTTGAATCTGGCAAGGTCAGCGGATGCAGCTAGCATCCCTTGAGACTTTTCGAGAGATCCGGTTGCGGTGACTAGGCTGGAGAGTGCTAGGGCGGTTTGAGTTCCCTCAAAGCCAAGCGACATCATTGCCTTTTCGGATGTGCGAATGGATGTCGAGTTGATTTTTGACGCCATCCCAATGTTGGTCAGCGACACCGCCAGCCTAGAGTTGGCTTGCTCCATCTCCACCGCAGCCTTGACGGATGTCCTAGCAAACTGGGCGACCCCTACACCTAGACCTAATTTGGCAAGGGAACTGTTCAGCCCGTTGGCTTGGAACCGAAGATTCTTGAGTCCTTTTTCAGCCTTCTTAAACCCTTGATCTTTCAGGGCTGTGTAAATGGTTATTTGGGCTTTGCGTGCCATCAAATCATCCTTGCGTTGAACTGACGCACCGCATCATCGATGACGTTGTCAATCTTGCGTCGGATCTCAGGACGCATCTCGACGACGGCTTCCACAATCATCCTGTGCTTATTGCTAGGCACACCGGAGCGTTCGGCAATGTTGCGAATGAATTGTGCGCCCGCCGACTTTGTGCCTTCTCCTGGGTTGGATGAGTTGCCTCGTTTGCCAATGCTTTTGGTTCCAGCTGATTCGTAGATGACACCGGCAGCGGTGCCGTCAGTAATGGCAAAGCCAGACTGGTATGCGCCTCGAATATATCTGGATCTAGCGGCGCGGGTTTTGCCGATGCCCGCCTGGATCGTGGCTTGGTCGAATGCTTTGGTAGCCCATAAGCCTGACCCTTGGGTGGCGGGTGTCCAGCCTGACATGGGTGACTTGGCTGGCACGAACCCTCTAGCCCGATTGACTACTTCCCCCAGCAGCTTGTCGATGTCTTTGTTCATGTCTTTGTTCAAGTCTTTGGCAAAGTTGCGCACAAGATCGAGGGAGCGTTTGTCAATGGACTCCGCCATGTTTGCTCCTCTCCTTTACGACGGCGATCAAAGCGCGGAGCATGATCGGATCTTCAGCCAGTAGTGCGGTGGGTGACATGTGTGTTTCGAGTGCGAGCCACGCCAACTGCCACGTCAGCGTGTCCCGCGTCAGCCATTTGGGTCATCGTCAATCACCTCAACACTTTTGAGAGTGTCCAGAAATTTCTCGGAGTCCGGTGGATGCACTTCTGCACCTGAACGCTCCAGGACTTTCCAAGCCAGCCAGTAGATATCGGTCGCACGTTCTGACTCGCGAAACACCTTGGAAAATCCTCCCTTGGCGTACTTCTCGAATGCGACCTCGATCGTCGGTGTAATGGGAAAGATTTTAACTTCCCCATCCACCAATGTGATCTTGAGTTGTGCCATGTTGCGTCCCTTTCAACTTGGTTTATGCTTCGGCTTTTGTGACTACTGAGTTCAACTGGTACGACAAAGACTGGGTACTCATATCGCCAATTGCTCCGACGATCGGAGTGACTTGATCTACGAATACGGTAAACGTGTAAACTGGGTTTGTTGCTGACGTGGCTGCTGATGTTTGTTTGATTGAGCAGTATGCGGTGGCACCCACTAGACTGTTGAGTGTGGCGGTGACGTTGGTTGCAGCTAGATCGTTAAAGATTTCAAGATCAAGCTGACCGGACTGTAAGCCTTGGACGTATTTGTGAGCAAGGTCGCCCATAGATGTGACTTCCAAGGAGTCATACTTCCAGGTGAGTGTGGCGCTGCTGACGTGATCTGAGAGTGTGACGGATGGGGTGACAGATCCAATCTTAAACTCCACGTCTTTGTTGAAATAAACGGCCATGACTATTCCTCATCTTTCTTGATTGTTTTAGGAGTGGTTGTTGATTGGATGGCTCCAACGCTTTGAAGCCACTCGATGCCGTGTGGTTCCAATTCTTTGTCGGTTGCAATGTCGCCTTCTTTGAATCCTTCCAGATTTGCGACCAAGATTGTGTAACTCATATCAACTCCAACTTGTTAGTGTTTCAACGGATACGTCACACGTGAGGAGATCACCGGACGGTAAGGACATAACGCGGGGTTGTGAAATGCTGCTGATGTTGTATGACGTGGGGATCAGCGGGACAAGTGCCTGAATCATGGTTTCAATACCCGCCAGGTTTCCTTGGTTGTCAAAGAGTGGGATCGCCATTTCGATCTTGAACCGCACCGTCAACGATAAGGACGTGTTGTTGTTGGTCGGTTCCACATAAGGATCATCGGGGACGATGGAGCAACTGTTGGCGGTCACTTGTGGTGGCGGGAATGAGTACGTTGACCACACGCTGGGGTTAGCGATGGATGCGGCGAGTGCTGTGCGGAGGGTGGCGAATGACATGGCTAGCCGACCATCACCGAAGGGGCAAGGTATGGGGCAAGAAGTCCGCGCACCGTTGCCATCAACGCAAAGCCCATCTTGAAGGGTTGCGGGACACCAAAGTCGATGGAGGATGCACCGTTGCCTGGGGCTTGCCGTGATTGCCAAATGTTGATCGCGACCATGAGGCTTGCTTCTCGAACGGCTGGCACGCTGGCGTATGCGGTGCCGTGTTCGGCTGCTGCTGCTTTACCGTAAGGGCGCACAAGGTGAGTCAAGTCATTGCTAGCTGTTTTGGCGTATTGAATGTACGAGATTCCAGACTGGGTAAGTCCTGAGTAGTTACCCCACGCAAATGCGCCTGTCTGATAGATCGAGGTGTTCCAGAACTCGCCGGAGGTGAGTCCGGTGATGGTGTAAGCCCCGTTATAGGTTGCCCCGCAACTGCTGATTGTCACGGTCTGCCCAACGTTGAACACGGGTGTGGAGGCAATCGCAATGGTGGCGACGTTGTTGGTGAGTGAGGTAGCGATGACGGGTGCCGTGTTATGCCACAGCATGACGTCAACAAGATCCTGAGCCGCTTGCGCTACTTCTTCAATCGTTGCGTCAAGATAAAGGCTACCGATCCCCAAAGCAGAACGCAGTTCTGCCATGGTGACGTATGTTGCCGCCATCGCTACCTCCTTCCAAGTGTCCCGTGGAAGCTGCCCCCGCAGTTGGGACGGATCTGCGGGGACAGCGGTCGATTATGTGAGGTTGAAGCGTTGCAGACCACCGGAGACGAGGGTCTTTGTCGCAAAATAACCGTAGAGAAGCACGGAAATTTCTCCGGTTGCGACCACATTTACGGAAAGCGTCAACTGGGGGCTTTCATAAATTGCGATTGCTGATGGTGTGGTAATGAATGCACAGTCGTCGATTGTGGTGGCGACCATGTTGGCATCAACCCACAGGTCAAGACCCATGACGTCTCCTCGGAGTCCGCGTGGTGAGGATTGACCGTTGGCGTTTTGTGGTTGTGCAGCGTTAAAGATGCTGCGTCCGGTGGTGTCGAGGCTGCCAATCAAGAGTGACCAGACGGACGTACCCGCAATGAATGAGTTGCCGACTTCGCCCGCTGCTGCATAGACGGCTGGTGCTGCTTGTGCGACGTAGGCTTGGATGCCTGCAATTGTTGCGGCTTGTGTTGATGCTTGCGTTCCACCGGAGACAATTTCGGCAATGACTGCTGCGTCAGATGCTTTGGCGTATGCGCGGGTGCAGTTTTCCATCATGGCAGTAAAGAACGATGGGTCAGAACGATCCAAGAGTTCCGTTGACATGATCTGGGTGCCAGCAAGTTTCACGACTGTCGCATTTACATAAGAGCTGACAATCTGCGTTGATGCAGTAGATGCACCTTCTGCAACGGTTCCAATGGTTGCGTTGGTTGTGATTTTTGGATGCGCGATGGTCATACCCGATGGACTGAGTGGACGTGCGCCACCAAGAGCGTCAATGGTGGGGCGCGTCATGACTGACGTGTCGATGACCTGTGAAACGTATTGCGTGGGGCTGAATGCTGGATTTGTACTCATCGAGTCGTTGGCTGCGTAGAGGCGTTGGGCTTTGGCGTCTGCTGCGCGGACGTAGAGTGCTGATTCGTCGTTGCCCATCGTTGCTTTGATGGTGTGCTGTAAATAAGTGCCTGAGTCAAAGATCGGACTGCGTGCTTCCGTGTATGCGACTGGGACACGACTGCGTGAAGCCTCGACCACTTCTGGCTCGACTTCTGGGGTTGCTTCGCTCATCGAAGCCTCGCTTTCATTGGTTGGGGTTTCTGGATCTGTTTCACTTGCAGCTACCGAATAGACGGCAGCGGACTCGAACGCAGCACTCTCGACGAGGCTGACTTCTTGAAGGTCACTCTGGCTGACGTACATGACGCCATCAGAGGGTTTGGATGCTTTGACGTCCACGCCGACACTCAGCCCGGACTTGAGTCCAGATGCAGCAAGCTCAAGGGCGTCGTTGCCTGCGGTGGTGTTGGCGATCTTGAAAGACGCCATGATTCCTGCGGTGGTGATTTCGTGGGAGATCATCGAGCCAAGGACTTGACGGTTGTCGTGATCTGCAAAAAGTTTGGTTTTGCCTGCGCGGATGGTGATGCTGCCAGGTTCAAAGACGACTGCTCCGGCGCTGGTGTTGCCGGTGGCACCGAAGGGAACGATGAGTCCGGTGATGGTGCGTGTTTCTGTATCGGCGGCAGTAATTTCGGAACTGAATGTCATTTTCATAGGTAGGTTGCCTGGCTTCCTTCGGAGGGTGCGAGGTCTTCCATGACTCGCGCTTGTTCGACTGTGATGAGATTGAGAGTGAGCATCTTTTCGAGGACGTTGAGGCGGGTCATCGGATCAGACCGGAGGAATGATTCGTTAATTTCTGCTCGAACGTATTGACCGCGTGGGCAAATGTCATCCATCGAGAGGCGAGACTCAATGGCGGTGATGTAGCCGATAAGTGAGATGTCAACGAGTTGTCGGCGTTCGTCTTGGATGTTGGAATACACGTCACTGGAGTTAATGTCAGCTGACAGGTAGTGCGCGGGAAGGTTCATGAGGCGACTGATTTCGGTCGCGAAGTATTGGCGTGCCGCGTTCCAGGACAGATCCTCCGGTGAGAATTGTGTGGGTTCAAATGACAAGTTTTGCGTCAAATAGGCGGTGGATTTGTTTTGGCGTGCGTTGCGCCAGGTGGCGAGGAGTCCAGCGATCTGATCTTCCGGAAGATCAGCACCATTATTCTTTATGATGCCTGACGGAATAGGCGTGTTTGCCGTGAGCGCAACTGCCTTTTCTAGATCGAGAGCTGCTTGAATGGTGCGACCGCCACGCGCAAGGACTCCTCCACCGTTTAACCCCTGGAACGTAATCAAACTACCGTTGCCGTTTTGTGGACGTTCCGCGCCGTCGACACGGTAGGAGAGGACTTCGGATTGTGACTTGTTGAGTTTGGGTGAGACACGGGTGGGGTCAACGAATCCGAAGCGGGCGGGGCGTCCGTCGGCTGTGTAGGTTTCGAGGACTTCCCAGTAGGCGACGTCATAGAAGATTAGCGAGTCCAGGGTGGCTGCCATGGTGGCGGCGCGTGGTTGCCGGTAGTCAGGTTGACGTAGCCAAAGAGGTGCTTCTAGTTTGACGTCATCTGTCGCTCGGTACATGCAGTATTCCAGCGGAGCAATGATGTTGATGACGATGTTTCGGCATCGACTTACTGATGGGACGGCAAGAGCTGCGGTGCGGGAGATGGGTGCCTGTTGGTATTCGCCCACCCAGTTGGATGAGTAGCTGATGGGGACTGCGTACTCGGCGCGGATTTGTGCGTGAGATTCTGGCGCGGGGCGCGTGTCATTGACGAGACGCAACGATGAAAGCAGACCCATGCGGGGATCATTTCATACTTTGCACACTCATGTCCGGATTTGAACGATTGTTCAGGTTTGTCAGCGATTCCCTATATTTCAATAATGCGGGCAGTTTGTCGTGGCTTTGTAGCAAAGTGGATCACCATTGCCATGGCAATCGCAGCTGACACGTCGCCCATAGACTTCCTGCGCACGATACGCCACCCACCATCTGAGGTGGGTTTAGTGGCGCATGACATGACGTGATCGATGAGTTCTTGTTGTCCGGCGTGGACAAGTCTGCCGTGAGTCATGGCGGTAAGTGTCTCGTCGCAGGCTTGGGCGAAGGCTGCACCGGAGACGTCCTCGACCATGATGCCGGATGCAGCTAGTTTGGCGGCAATGGCGCTGGAGGAGTAGCGATCGAAGCCGACGACTTGGGCGCGATATTTGCGGGCGGCGTCAGCGGTTTCGGATGCGA